AGAAGATGTCATATAGGAAATTCGACGGGACACCCGTCTGGAGATAGCGCGCTTGTTAGCTTCCATCTCCCAAGTGCGCTCGCCCCCGGTGAGGTCTTGCTGCCTCGCCGGGGGTATTTTTATCACAGTTGCACAGGCATGGATGTCACACGCCTTGATTTGGTCATCAGACAGGCGCTTGGTGATCGTGCATCGCTAGTCTTGCGTCCGATGTGATTTGGCCAATCACGAAGGACTACCACCCATGAAACTGAAGCTAATGGCAGCGGCGCTGCTGATCCCGTGGACGGCTCAGGCAGCCGACCTTGGGGGCAACTGCTGTGCCGACCTAGAGGAGCGTGTGGCGGAGCTGGAAGCTACCGTAGCGCGCAAGGGCAACCGGAAGATGAGCCTTGAGGTCTCGGGGCACATCAACCAGGCGATCTTCACCAGCGACATCGATGGGGCGAACCTCGATAAGGTGCGGATCATCGACAACGACAACTCTGAGTCTCGTTTTCGCTTCAAGGGCGAGGCGCGCCAGGGCTCTTGGGCTGCTGGTTTTCTTATGGAGTTTGGTCTCGGTGGGTATGATCTGGATGTGCGTCATCAGGCGGTCTACCTGAAGCTGAAAGACTTCGGGACGCTCTGGCTGGGCAAGACGTCCGAATCGACCGATGGCGTGACCGAGATCAGCGTCGTCGATATCTATCGCGGGTCCACGCTGTTGAACCTCTCGCCGCTGATGAGCGTTGTGACGGGTGAAACTGGGCTCGGATATGTCGAAATGTTCGACGGTGGGCGCACCAATACGGTCACGTTCCGGTCGGCATCTCTGCCTGGCGGGTTCCAGTTCTCTGGATCGTGGAACGAGGGCGAGGACTACAGTGTCGCTCTTAGGTGGGCTCAGGAGTTCCAAGGCGTACGTCTGGCGGCAGGTATCGGCTATCGGGACGAACAAGTTTGCTCTGGTCCGTCACCGTGCATCAAGATCGGAGACAGGACGTTTTGGGGCGGGTCTGGTAGCGCGATGCACGTTGCTACCGGCATTTATCTTGAAGGCGCGTATGGCAACTCTGACGGCATCCAAGAGCTGACGTTTGCCGGAATACCTTTCCCGGTGGCTGATACCAAGCTGGAAGCGTATGCGGGCCGGCTGGGCTTTGCCAAGAAGATCAGCGCCTACGGCAAAACCGGCGTTTACGGGGAATTCGGCCAGCTCAAGATCAAGGACGCTGACATTGACCCGCGTTACTATGGTCTCGGCTTTAGCCAGGAGGTCACGGGTGCGGCTGCAACCCTGTATCTCAACTGGCGGCAGTATGATCTGGACGTTACCGGCATGGACGATGTGAACACGTTCTATGGCGGCGTTCTGATCCGGTTCTAAGGCGATCGGTCCTGGCCGGTTACGCGCCGGCCAGGACCAACGCGAAGGCGCCGCCGTAGCGGAACATGGTGGCCACGACTAGGCCCCAGAAGATTAGCCAAAGCAGATCGTATTTCATGTTATTGCCCGGAGCCCCGCCACGACTGCCTCGACCGTTTCCTTGGGCGCGACGTTGAGGGCGACGAGCACGACGATTCCCACCACCATTGGCCACCGACTGAGCAGAGCCGACATGCGTTGATGAAAGGCTTCTAGCGCGTCGAGCCTGACCTCCAAGCGCGCTCGATCGACCTTCGCCGTCTCGACGTACTGCTCGATCAGGCGAATCCGGTCGGCCTGACGCTCCTGGACGTGGAGCGCGTATGAGACGGGATCGAAGTTCATCAGCTATAGCGTCCCAGTCTGATGAGTGAGTCATATCCATTTAATATCCCCGAAACCGACGAGCCACAGAACGCAGATGCCAAACGCGGCGGGGAGGGGCCAATAGACACCGAAACGCTTCTCAAGAAACGGCGAGATGATCAGCACGGCGCCGATCACAACGAACACAAGACTGATGCTCGTGATTGATCTGATGTCTTGCAGCGCCTCAAAAAGGTTGTCTTGCCCCTTTCCCTTCGCGCGCCACCACAGCCAATAATAAAACTGATGTATGAACCAGCCAAACGCCTCGCAGGAGACGCCCCACATCGCCCGTGCTGGGATGACCTTCCCCGGTGTACGCATCGCGTAGTGCGCGGAGACGATCGCCGTGGCGAGGGCGATCGACCACACCAGAAACCGCATGGCGGCCGTGGTGGCCGGAAGATCATCTAGACCAAGATTATACATCGGCGGGGCGAGGCTCCAGCGGATGACAGCCCCAGACCTTGCGGGCTTCGTTGTTCTCAAGCAGTTGTTCGGCGGACTGATTGGTCAGTTTGTCGCCAGAGACTGGACGGTAGGCGCGCCAGTCCTTGCACAGCGCTTCGGTGTCACTGACCAGGACCATATTCTTTGCGCAGCCGGCTCCAGGCAGTGTCAGGAGTAATAGTGCGGCGAATCTTGCGAACTTCCTCATTGCGTCGTTTCCCTTCCTTCTTCGACGCATCTACAACTTCTTTTCTGCCTTCGTCGCGATGCCGATTGGCTCGGCTGTGGTCCCAGAACGCGATCCCGGCGCCGATGGCGGCGATGACGCCGATCATTATGCCGCGTCGGGCGATCCAGCCGGTGAGAAGTGCCCATATCATGCTGGCCGCGTCCCACCACGCACGCTGATAATGTCCTCGTCGCGCAGCTCGATCCCAGAGCGACGGCGTGCCGATTCCTTGGCTTCCCGCTTGGCGGCATCGCGATCAGGAGCGACTACCCGCATCCAGTGGCGGTTGCCGCGGCGCGTGGTCAGATCAGGCACAAGTTCGTTTACGGCAATCATATAGACGTAGTTCATTCGACCGTCTCCGGCTCTGACAGCATGGTTTTCGCGGCAATAAAGATCGACAGGCAGGCAAGGCCAGCCATGATGGGGGCGACGCTGACCCCGGTGGACTGTGCCATGCTGCCAACGGCCGAAAAGCCCATGAATTGCTCACCAGCCCCCATCAGAAGGTTGCCCAGCCCTTCGAGCTTATCGGCGAACCAGGCACCCGCAGATGTTGCGATGGCAAGCGGTGCGCTGTACCACGGCACCTTGACGGGTTTGGTTTCAGGCGCCTGCGGCATGGCCATCTCGGTCGGCACCTCGACGGGAACCGGGATGATATCATTGTCGGCGAACATAGCCGCCTCGGCCTTCCGGCGGCGGATGAGGCCGTTGTATTTCACCTTAGGCCCGCCTGCGCCTTTTGAGGCGTAGACCCACTTGCCAAATTCAACCTCGGCGCTGGCGTAGTCGCCCTTGTTCAGTTTTCGAAGGAGGGTAGAGCGCGTGAACGCACCGACGCCGAGGTTATAGACGAACGACACGAGCGCATCGTGTTGTTGCTGATTGAGGGGAACGGTGACGAGGCGCTGAACCTCTGTGGCGCAGCTTTGCAGCTCGGCCATGAGGGCGTTCTCGGCCTGCTGGCGTGTCCAGCGCATCCCCAGCTTGACGCCGTGAATGCTGCCGTAGCCGATCGTTGGCACGCCGGCGACATCGAGATACGCCGTGCAGGAGCCGTCCTTTTGCTCGACGTGGTAGCCTTCGAAGTGCTTGACGAGGTCGAGCCCGGCTTGGCTAATCGGCAGGATGTCCATTAGGCTGCATCCTTTCCCTCGTCGTCGTGCTCCAGGGCTGCGAGCGCGCGATACAACCTCGTGTTGAGCTTCATTGTCTGAAGGTTGTTATCTGTGATGTGCTCGGCGAGTTCGGCGTAGCGCTGTTCCAGTTCGGTATGCTTGTGCTCGACCGTTGTTTCGATCTCGCGCACGTAGCCACCCAAGGACTGGACGATCTCGGCGATGCGGCCAAGCTTGGCGCTGTCTGGATCGTTCTTAGTCGTCGTTACGCTGTTAGATGATTTCTCGATCGTAACGACTCGTGAACGAAGATCACCCAGCGCCTTGTTGACCTGCTTTTCGATGATCGACTGCATCTTGGCGTGCAGGGCATCGTTTAGGGAGTTGATGGTCTCCTCGGAGATGTGCGGACGGTTTTCGAGCGTGACGATGCGCGCCTCGAGGGCGTTGATCCGCTTGGCGAGGAATTCAACACGATCGGCATCGACTGTTTCACGTGAAACATTGTCCGACGTCGGAGCTGTCTCGATCTGTCGCGAACTGTCCAAACGCTGACCGAAATCGGTCAACGAAGTGCCGACTTCGTCTAAGCGTTTGCCGAAATCGTCCAGGCGCGCTTCGATCTTGCCGATGCGGGCTTCGTTCGGACAATCACCGTTGGCCTGTGCGCCTCCGCGCGGGCCTGGTGCGTGCTCGTTGGCGGGGACGTAAGGTCGTTCCATTGGCGTAACCTTTCTTCATGTTTGTTACGCCGTACCTTCGTAGATGATCACGATGACGCCTTGCGCGCCTACGCCCTTGTCACCACCGCCTCCACCGCCGTAGAGGCCACCATTGCCGGCACTGTCGGATGTGCCTGCACTGCCGCCACCTCCGCCGCCGAGGCGCGCCACTTCTCCATCAACGGTTGATGTCCAAACAAGTTCGCTTGAACCGTTCTGGCCATTTCGTTGCCGACCATCTCGAGTGGACCCGCCAGCGCCACCGCCTCCGTCAAACGGCTGCGTGAACGTGCCCTGCACGTTAACACCCCCTCCAACACCGAGGCGATTGTTGCCACCGTCACCGTCCAGCGGGCTGTTTGGAACGTCCTGTTCCCCATTGCTGCCGCCGTTGGCACCACCACCACCACCGCCTGCGCGCTGGCTTGAATTGCTGCGACCTGCGCCGCCGTTGCCGCCGCCGCCATTATTACCGGCTGATCCACCACCGCCGCCGCTGCCATAGGCTCGAGGCGGACCAGAAGCCCCGCCGTAATAGACAATATCACCGGAGCTGCTGTTGCTAGACCCGCCGCCTGCTGCAACTACGTCGGCATCGCCAACGCCCGTCCCGCCGAACCATGTATCATCAGCCGCGTCTGCTGTTTGGTTTCCGCCTGTGTACGTAGATGAGGTAGCAACATTGTAGTTCTCAGAAGCTCCTGGCGTTAGTGTCAGGTTTTCAACCCTGGCATAATCACCACCGGCGCCACCGTATGACCGTCCACTTGCGTTGCTTTCCCCGCCTGCCTGTCCAGCCCCGATGCAATGAATCTTGTTATTGGAATTGTTCCAATCGGTCGGGACCGTCCACGTGCTGGTACCTGGCGTCGAAAGGATAATGACCTTCTGAGTCGTCCGGCGACCTGCGGCTGAATTGAATATCTGGCCGACCATTATTGCAGCGCCTCGATGAACATCCGAGAGAAGCCATTGATCCGCGTAATGGTTACAAAAAAGTCATCACCGTTTGTAGTGCTAAAGCTGTCTCCAGACACGATTGTGTATGCACTTGTGGTAATCGCGCCAGCCGTTGCGCCATTTGTGATCTGGATCATCAGTGAGCAGTCTTCGGCAGGTACGGCGAGCGTGAAGGCACCGTTATTGACCATCTTTTGAAGGTTGCCCTCCTCGGGGTCCGGTGTGACCGTGCCGCTCGAGATCGTGCCGATGTCGTAGACCTCATAATGATAGCCGCTGCCGAGCTTGAGGCCAATCATGCCGGACTTGACGTGCCAGTTGGCGCCGTCCGACACCAGCTCGACGCTTTCCCCGTAGCTGGTCAGCGACATCGAGGTTGCAGCACCACCGGGAAGGGGAGCCGAGATCGTCTGGCTCGACACGGTGGCGATCGTCACCTTGTTGGCCGATCCGATGTGGCGAATGGCGACGACCCAGTTGTCACCCGCTGAAACAGCTGACGGCAGCGTCATCGTGCGCGTGGCAGCCGTACAGTCCACGTTGATCACGTTGGCCTGGTCGGTGGTCAGGATCGTATAGTCTGCGGTTTTGGAGACGACCGGCCAAGTTGGCAGTGCTTCGTCACCGGCAAGGAACGGCGTCGTATTGGTGGCGCCGCGCAAGTTATCTTTCGTCTCGAGCGTATTTCCGTCAGAATCTTTGATTATAACTTTGTAGTCGGTGGTGCCGGTGTAGACGGCAACCTTGCTCGCAGAGCCCTGAGAGGCGACAGGCGCGCCCGACGAGTCACAGTATACGATTGTACCGAGTGCCGTAGACAGTGCGTTGTCTGAGTAGACAGTCCGTGCGTCCGTGGTGCCGGCGTCGTAGAATTCGACGCTGGCACCGGAAACGGGATCGCCGTCCGTGTCAAGGACACGATATCCCGGCGGGAAGATTGCGATTGAGTCGGCCATTTATTCCCCTACCGCTGCGTTCTCTCCGGCCATCGTGCCGGCTGCTGCTGCACTTCGATCGGCGAGATTGCCAACCGCATCTTGGAACGCGCGACTGAGTTCTGGATTGCGCCCAAGGCGGCGCAGATGACGCTCAAGCGCTGGACCATCGCTATTGAGCAATTGGACAATTTGGCGAGCCCACCTATCGGCTCGAGCCGCTCGGAAACGACCTGCCTGAGCACCAGCGAACGCGCTAATCCAAAATTCAGGGCTCATCATGTTGCCGCCGCTCATAAAACCGCCCATAGCTCCGCCAAGGCCCATTTCCATGAGCTGACGAGCGGTTGTCGAGTTGCCGAGCGCCGTACGAGCGCGATCCATGATTGCCTCGACGGCTGCAAAGTTCTGGATGTCGCGGGCTGCATCTTGACCAAGTGCAAGCTCCAATCTTTCGCGAGCGCCCGGACCTGAAACGAACCTTTGAACAACTTCTCGATTGTCAGGCGTAGCCCTGATCTCTTCCATCGTGCGCGACAGAAAGCCCTCACGGAATGCAGCGCGCTCCGCCGATTTCATGTTTTCTATGAGCGGCCTGACTTCGTTGATGTTGAAGTCGGCCGACCGCCGGGCAAATTCCTCACCGGCCGTCAATGCATCATCAGCGCCAAAGAAGTTGGCCGCCTGCCCACGCGCGGTCTGATAGCTTGGCACCTCAACATCCAATTCACCGCGCAGACGTTGCGCCAGCTCTCCAGCCTGCGCCGCGCGCTCGTTCTTGCCCTGACGCCGTGCAGAATTTGCAATGTCGTCCAGTTCGCGCTTAACGTAGTCCCAATATTGCAGGTTTGGATATTGAGGGACGCCACTCTCGCCTCGTGTGAACTCAATCAACCCGCCTTTGCGAACGCGAACCCCTGGATTAAAGGCTGAATAGCCATCGAGTGCCGCTCGGTTCTTACCGTTCTTGGTCGCCTTCTTCATGGCTTGCACAAACATCGGCGAGCTGGTCATTTGCTCTATGTTTGGCGTCATGATCTCACGATCACCGTCAGCAAATGACGTGCGATAATTCCGGCGATTGGCTTGGCGTGCCTGGTTCTGCAACGTCTGGCGTGCTTCGTAGGAATTCCCAGCGTTGACGCCAAAGCGTTGACGCAGAACTTGCATCAATCTCTCGCCTTGGCGACTGAAACGCCCGTGTACGACTCCGGCGAGGTCTTGGCGAGCTTCTGGCGACATATTCGACGCCTGACGGCCGAGAGCGCGCGTTGTCTCACCAGTGTCAAGCGTCAGTCTTTCGTCTGGTACGCCTGCCGGAAGCTGTGGCTGCTGTCCGCGCGTCATATCAATGCGGCGCGCTTCGTCTACAGCTCGGGCCGCTGCACGCTCTGGCGCAATAACCGTCCCAACGGCGTCACGTGCGCCACGATAGGCGTTGCTCACACCTCTCACGACAGCCGGCGCAGCCCCACCTACGACAGTGCCGACGACCGCACCATCGCGAGCGCCTAACAAACGGTTCTCTACTCCACCTTCAGACGTGCCAAATCCAGTTGCAGCACCGGTCACGCCACCGGCAACAGCACCTCGGGCAACCTGAGAGCCGAGGCGCGCGCCTGTTCGCGCGATACCGCCCGGAACGGCCAGACCACCGGCAATCTCACCGCCATAGTAGGCGAGTGGGTTTTCAGATCGCGCCGCCGCAAGATAATCACGCTGCTCTTGCAGGCGTTGATCGTATCCTTTGCCACCGCCAGTCACATAATCATAGGCAGACCCAAGGCCGGCAGCGATCTCGTCAGATGTGCCGAATGTAACGCCTTGAAGCGTCCCGGCAAGCCCAGCTCCGGCCATTGATGTTTTGCGAGGCTTGGGTGAGCCGGTTTCAGCTTCAAGAAGAGCCAGAAGCTTTGGGTCTGTAACTTCCTTCATTGCTCAAACCATTTCCCGTCTTTTTTGACGAAGTTTCTGCCGTCAGGAGTCGTATATGTGACGTTGTTGGACTTGTTCTGCTTGTTATAGGTTGCGTCGTCCAACCCAGCGTCTTTTGCTATAGATTCAAGCGTTGGAAGTTCGCCCTTGTATCCAACCAATGTTCCGTTTGCTTCGTAGTATCTCGCCGCGCGGAGTTTTTGCTTGTAGGCGTTTGCGATTGATGTTCGAAGTCGGCGAACGCGACGAAGGTTGTCCTTTTCATCGGCAAACGGCTGGTAGGCGCGTTGGATGAGCTGTTCGCCTTCCTGCGCCGCAAACTGACCGCCCAAGACGGCACGAAGGTTGCGCTGCGTCACCTCGTCGATGGCGTTTTTGACCTCAACGGCGCGCGAGTTGACCTGAGCACCCATTGCCGGATATGTCGCTGCCACGCCTTCGGCCCATCCAGATACGCCGCCCTTTTCCAGTTCTTTGATTGCAAAGTCCAACTGATCCAGCTGCTTGACGACATCCTGCGATCCGCCCTGAGCGACGAATGCCGCATAATCTTTTGCAAATGCAGAGTCTATTGCCTTCTGAGCCGGCGTCAGCTTCTTAGTGCTGTCGTTCTGAATAATGTTTGCGAAGTTCTTGCCGCCAGTTGACATGTAATCAAGCTGCATGGCTTGCCGCGCTTGCGGAGATAGACCAGCCAGGATTCCGCCGGTTGGTTGCGCCTGCGGCACGCTTGGCGATGCTAAAGGACCAGGCCGCTCATCGCCGGTTAAGGTTGGTGCGGGCTGTGGTGTGCCACCGCCACCTGAAAGCAACTCCAGCATTTGCTGCCTGCGCGCCATTTTGTTTGCAAACTCTTGTTGCTCGAGGCCGAACTTGCGCTCTTGCAAGCCGAATTGACGGTTAGCGTTAGCCTGCGCCATCTTCATGCGTTCGTTGGCCTGAGCCAGCATGGCATTGCGATGCGCTGCCTGTGCGGCCATCTGTTCGCGCTGCATCTGCTGTTGAGCGTCGAACCGGCCCTGGTCGATCTCCCTCTGTTCCAACAACGCATTGCGCCGTATCCCGGAGTCGATCGCGCGCTCGACCGGCGCGAAGTTCAGCCCCTGCGCTTGCATGTTGTATTGCGGCGAGCCGGGGATCATCGGTCGGAATGCCATCGTCATTTGCCTCCAAACATGCCGCCGGTGTATGCCTTGACGCCAAGGCCAGCGACGCCGAGCAGGTTGTTGGCGAACGCGCTCTTGGCCTGGCCGACCTGCTGCGCCGCACCGGCTCGAGATTGCGCCTTGGCGGCCTCGCTGCCGTAGAGCATGTTTCCAATCGTGTTGCCCTGATCGACATCGAGCATCGCGCGGTTGCCGATGTAGCCGGCGCCCTGAGCAGCCTGGCCCTGTACGCCGGACAGCCAGTCGTTATAGAGGCCCTGCGCGGCCCGCTCACCGGCAAGTGCCATCCGCCCTGACCCATAGAGTCCAGAAGCGTTTGCGCCCCTGTCTACGCCCCTGACGGCCATAGAGAGCTGTCCCTGGCGCATCGGGTCGTTCAGGTAGGCGTTCTGCGCCTCGAGAAGCGCATCCTGGCCATTGAGCCCATAGAGGTTGGCAAGCATGGCGTTGTATTGCTGGCCCTGATCAGCGAGAGGCTGATACTGGTCCATCGCGTTCTGGTAGCCGCCTTCGAACTCAGGCCGCGCCATGTTGACGGCGCTATCGATGCCCTGCCGATAGCGGCGGTCGGCCTTCTTTGCGGCGTCGGCTTGGTTCTTACCCGTAAACCCGCCGATCAAGTCACCAAAGAAACCCATGTCAGACCTCCAACGTCTGCGAGCCGCGCAAGACGACGGCTAAGTTAGCTGCGGAAGAGTTGTTCGTGATCGTGATGGTGAGTTTTCCGCCCTGTGGCATCTCACCGTTCTGTTGATACGTCGTCGATTCCGTTGTTGAGGCGCTGTTGGTTGGCCCCGTCATCGTGGTCCCGTCAATCAGCACCTGCACCGTGCACGTGCCCGAGGTCGTGACGGTCGTGATTTCCTCAAGAAGCCCGTTTGGCAGGACGTTCGGAAATACATACGACGTGTTCGCCGGCGTCTGGATCAGGGTTGACCACGACCACGGCTGTTCCAGCGTGGCACGTCCGGCTTGCAGCGCAGTGATTGAAACATCGTTATCCGCCACCCGGCGCCAAAGATTGCGCAGGAAGCGGTCCCAGATCGGGTCTATGCGAGCTTGGGGATCGACAACGCGGGACGAGGGGTCCGGTGGTTGGATTGTCATGCAGCCAATTGATCCACAGCGATAGCTACGCCCATCACGGCACGCTTTACGCCTGGCGACATCCTGAAGCGCAACACCGCACCCTGTCGCGGTATCATCCCCAGGCCCCACCAATCGACCTTTTGCAGCGTCTGGCCCTGTAGGCCCACCGAACGCTGGCCGATCTCGTCGAAGTGGAAGCCACCATCCCAACTCATATCGAACTGCACTTCCGGGTCTTTATAGTCCTCATCCGTCGTATTGAGGCCAACGCCCGTCTGGCAGTCCAAAATCACCCGTGTCAAGCACAATTCATACGGGAATGCGTGCACGATGGGAAGTTCTACCGACATCTCAATGGAATTTAGATTCTCGGTATAGACATCAATGCTACTCTGGTAGAGCACGCCGCTCACGGCATCACCGAAGATCGGGTTGCCGTTAAAGGTTTCATGGGCAACACAGCGCCAGTAGTCGTATTCCTTGCTGCGCCGCTCGTGCCAAGCTTTCTCCACCGTGTCGTAGGTATAGGAGTAGTCGGTGCCCTTGATCGTGTAGAACACGTGGCCGTTCTCGGACCAAGCAAAGCTCTGGATGCCCGCGGGGTTGCTGTCGGCTTTGATCTTGCGGTCAATCTCGTAGGTACTGATCTTCACGGCTCCGTAGCCGGAGAGCAGGAACAGCCCCGTGAAGGCGCCGGTTTCGTCCGTGGCGGCCCACACCACCGAGTCAACCATCTGCCCGTCTACGAGCGCAGTGATCTCAGATACGCTGCCCGCCGCATAGCATCCATATCCCCGATAGGTCTGACGTTCGAAGGGAAAGTCGGCATTGCCGGTGTTCGACCAGAACTCGGTGGAGCGAGTGCCGAATATAATAAGGTCAGAGCCGCGCGTTGCCAGAGCAACCCCGCCGTCAGCATCGCTTGATGCTGTTGCAAAGTCCAAGCCGTCAATAGTGGTGGCATCAATGCCGGAAATGGTAAATCGCCCGGTTTCGGATAGGAATACAAAGTAGCCATCCTTTTCGGTGACATAGATCGGTGCCTCGAGGTCGGTGTCAGACCCCAGCGCGAATTCGCCGTCTTGGTATATCCACCACTGACCTTCTGAGACGAACACGGCCTGTGGGTTGGGTGATTGGCGATTGCGCGCCATCGTAACCAAGCCGTCGGTTGCGACCCCGCCCTTGATGGTTGCCACGCCGCCGACGTTGACGCTGTAGAACTGGCGGCCGGCGACGACGAGAAGTTCAGAATCCAGCGCCATCATCGCGCGCACGCCGCCGGACGCTCCGCCAAGCGAGGCAAACTGCGTGTAGCCGTTGACGGAGTAGAGCGCGAACTGATTCTTGGCCTCTGGCCCAAGCGTTTCCTTGTAGCAGTTGATCAAGCGCGCGGTGCTCTCGAGGCCGAAGCGCCCTTCGTTTGAGCTGCCGGTCAGGGCGATCGTGATTGGTTGGGCCATCAGGAGTATTTCACCGTGATCTGACCAGCATCAAACGTGTTTGTGCCGCCGGTTGTTGTCAGCCTGAGTTGTGTAACCGTTCCACTTGTTGTCTTGGTGCCGCCGCCGACAAACAAGTCGGATGCATTGGCGATGTGCGATTCGTAGGCCCATTTGTTACCGCCTGCGTGGAACATGCGGACCATGCCTTCACCTGCATCCGCTGCCGTCATCGGTGTATCGGTAATAACGAAACCGGCCGTGCTGTCTACGCCTGCCGTATCGTCGCGGCTATGCGCGATATATCCTGTGGCTTCGATCCCGCCGCTGTCTCCTAGCTGGATAAGCCAGGGGTCCGTGCCATTTGTCGAGACACCATCGAACACAACTACGATCTCGGTAACCCAAGACGGAATCCCGGTCACATCAACGGTTGTTCCCGATGTTGTCGCGGTGCTGCCCGCGCTCGTCCAAGTGCCACCTTGGATCGTCTTGTTGGTTAGCGTCTGTGTGGCTGTGTCCAAGACAATGTTGTAGGTCGTACCGCCTTGGTCTGTGTATTCGAAGGCGTCGTCTTTGTAGTCGATCAGAAGGCGTTGGTTAGACGTGCCATCGTTGTAGCCGATGACAACTCCAGCATTCGCTGCCGTCGCGTCGTGATCAACTTGGATATAGCCATAGTCATCGTCCGACGTTCTAAACTCGATGCTATGCAGCGACGCGGTTCCTGCGTCGCTGATCGTCATGCCGATATCGGCTGTGGCGCTCGTCTTGATCTGGACGTTATCGGCGCCGCTTGCGATGGTCGCCCCGCTGTCGCCTGATCCGACTTGCAGCACGCCAGAGGTAAACGTCAGTGCGCTCTGCCCCTCGAGCGTATCGGCGTCCGTCCAGATCGCGATCTGATCGTTGACGGGCGTGCCCGAGACATCAACCGTGCCGCCTGCGCCCGTTCCGATCTCGTAATCTGTTCCAGCGTCATCGGTGTACCAGAGCGTGCTCGGGCTGTCGTTCTTGACCCATATCTGGCCGTAGCCGGCCGTGTCTGCTGCGGCCGCCGCCGCTTCTTGAAGCTTTAGGGTTCCGTTCGCCGTAAGCGTCGTGCCGTCGTATGTGAGGCTTGATGCGCCCTCGATGGTATTGGCATCTGTCCAGACAGCGATTTGGCTGTCAGAGGGAGTCCCAGAGGCGTCTACGAGGCTTGCGAAGTCTTCCGCCGATGCCGTGATGAACACCTGGGCATTGCCGCTGAGTGTGATCTGCGCGCCGTTGTTGGTCGAGGCGTAGACAGTATCGCGCGAGAGCGTAGCGCCCGAGCTGGTATAAGTGCCCTGGCCGACTTCGGAATTGCTGCCCTCGTGGATTGCATACGTGACCACGTCGGCGTCCTGCACGCCAGCATCTTCAAACGACAAGTAGCCGCTCACGGCAGACAGCAGCGAGACGGTTCCCGTCCCCGTGGTCGTCGTCGTCATGCGGGCGAGGTTATAGAGTGTGTTGGTCATTGTTTCTCGATGCCGAATTCCGCAGCGTTGACGCCAGCCTCAGTCCAAGCAGCCGTGGTGTTGGGGTCTTGGCCAACAAACGTCTGGTTGAACTGGTACGCACCGATGAGCGTAATCTCGGCGCTCTCATCAGTGGCGGCGCTGGATAGCGTGTAGTGTTTGATGCCGGTCGTCGCGCCAGGCGATGCCTTGCCGACTGATCCGATCATCACGCCGTAGATCGATGATGGCGTGCCGGAAAGATTGCTAAAGGCGTAGGTGTCTAGGTCTGTTGCTGTGCCGGTTGCCACGATCGTGGTGTCATCATCGGCAACGTCTTCGTCTACGTTGGTGTAGTTATCGCCAGATGTTGGCGTCCAGTCTGAGTTGGTGCCAACACCGTTTGGCTGTATCGTTTCGATGCGAACTTCACCAAGAGGAAAGTTACTCGTATATGTCAGATCACCAGCTATGCCGCTTGATATGTCGTCGTAAGCTATGACATCGTCGAAATAATACACGACATCTTGAGCAGATGATGATGAGAATATAACCCGATCGAGCCTTTTATCCGACATTGGAACGACACCAACAGTGTCGCCGCTTGTTATGGACTGCAAGCTTTCCACACCATCAACAACAAGTCTTGATATTCCTGTTGATGCATCAACCTTGAAAGCGGCCTCGATGTGATGCCACAGACCATCGCATACGTTTATATCAACAACACCCTGATAACTACCCCCGTTGTTGCCAGTGCGGTGAATAACAACACGCCCGTCTGAAATTAACCCTATAGTCGGTACGCCAATAGATAAGTCGTTGTTTAAATCACCGCCTGTATCATCGTTTACAGAACTACCCACTCCGGCCATATAAACAAAACCGCTTGGTTTTGTTGCAGACGCCGTCCTAAACAAGAAACTTATACATAAGGTGTTCCCCTCAGACAAGCCACTGCCAATATTGACTGTAACTGAGTCAGCCGTGCCGTCTGCCGTGGAAAGCGCACCGCCTCCGTACTTTCCAGCCGTCGTTGCAATGGACATTCTGGCGCCGCTGTTTTCAATAATATAGCCGCGCGTGTCGTCCATGTCCTGAATAGTTGTATAGAGATCGAATCCGTCAGAGAATTTCAAAGCCATGTCGTCACCCGTTCACGATGTCGTCTGATCCGTCATAGAAACGTGATGAAGGCACTTCGATCAGGGCGCGATCTACCTGATCCGTCGTCGGTATGTAGAGGAACGCGCCGTCGATCTCGGCCTGACCGCGCTTGGCCTGCTCTGCGAGGATAGGGCCAACTTGCTGGCCGTAGTCCTCAGCGAGCCTGTAGGCGAGCACGGACACGAGAGCGGCTGTTAGGCTGTCGTCGAAGGGAATCGGCGTAAACGACAGCGTGACGCCCGTGCCGCTCGCCGTGGCGGCCGTGTCAAGTGTGATCTCGTCCTTTTTGTCGATTGACCAGATGCGCGTGCCTGATGCGATCCCTGTGCCACTCACGGCCATGTCAACCGACAGGTCGTAGGCGTTGCGCAGGTTCGTTGCGTTGTCGAGGTCCGTGATCGTGCGCGATCCGTTCGATGTGTTGCCGACCAGCGAGACAACGGCGGTTTGTAAACCGCGCTCCCAGCTCGTTATCATCTCACAGAGCACGTTGCGCGAGTGGACGGCGTGTTCGGCCGGCACGTCCTGCGTGATACCAACCACACGAATGCGCCGCAGGGCGCGTGTGATGATGTCTCTCGTCGTTGTTGCCACGTTAGGCTCCCGAGTAGGTTAGTGTCGCGTCTTGACCGTACACGATGAACTGGCCGCGATTAGCGTCTGGTGAAGGTGTAATCACGTCAACGACCACCTGCGTCATGCGCGCCGAGATTGTATCAAAGCTGTCGTCCAGATAGACCACGTCGGTTTGCATCGTCGAGACGCGCGCGTCTGGATTGGTCAGGCTACTATCATAATAGATCACATCGTTCTGCATCAGCGTCACGGTGGCTGGGTTGAACGATATGACCGATCCAGACAGACCGTATGTACCAAACTCAGCATTGAGCGTGTATGCCGCCGGCACAACCAGACCAGGCACGTCTGGCGGCTTTGGTATCTCATCGGGGAAGCACGGCAGCGTGAGGCTATCGTCCAGGTCGATGCACTGCACCGATCCCGTCATGATGTCACTGAACTCCTGGCCACGTTCGAACTGGTCGGTGCCCAGCGGCGTATCGAGCTGTAGGATGATGCCGCTGAGATCGACAGCACAGAACGGCGAGGCAATGACCGTGTTCAGGTCAAAGTTCGTCGTGGCAAACAGGGCCTCGGGACGTTCGGGGATGCTCCAGCCGCCGAGCGGCTCATCTCCGCCGAGCGTTGTGACCCCAAGCAGCATTAGTAGCTATTCCCGCCGACCCAGATATGTCCGGGGATGTTGCGCGACGACATGAAGCTTTCGACATCCTGCGGGCGCAGCAGGCGAACGCCGTCGATCTCGTAGTAAGGGATGTTGTCGGCGGTCATGGTGCCGGGAGTTCCATTGTTCTTGATGTACTGGACCACAGCCGATCTCTGGTCTTGTTCCAGCTGCGGGTTGCCTTCCTCGTCGTAGGTCTGGTCTGCCAACTTGGTGGACTGAAAGAACGAACCGTAGATGCGCAGCAGGGCGACGACGCCTGGGGCATAAGTCGGTGCGACGTACCCAGGGTCCTCAGGGTCACCCCCG